TTCTCCGAACCGTACTTCTGCGTACCGACGATGTACTGCAGCACGCGCGCACGGGTGGGTGCGACCGAGCCGGCCGCGTACTGCTTGGACTGCCACCATGAGTTCGAGCGCGGCTGGTTGCCGTAGGTCGCCGCATTGGTGCCGTCATCGATGGTGCCCGGTAGTCCAATCAACTGCGTGGTGTTGGTCGCATTGCCGTAGAGCGCGGTCTGCAGCGCCGCCGCGCCGTTGTTGCCGGCATCGTTCATGCGCGCCTCGAGCAGCGGCACGACCGCATGATCCAGTTGCAGCGCGCCTTCCATGCCGAGAAACGTGACCGGAGTGAGCAGCGCCTTCAGGTTGAATTCCGCCAGGAACGCGCCCTGCTGCTGCGTGGGCGTGGTGAAGGCACCCGAGTAGCTGGTCCACTGCGAGGTGGTCATCGGGTTGCCCTGCACCGGCACCGATATCGAACTCACGCCGCCATAGGCCATCTTCCTGTTCGCGAGCAGCGCTGCGACCATCGGTGAAGATTGATAGATCTGCACCACGAAATACGGCATGTAACCGCGCCGGGTGACCGCCGCGAGCTCTTGCCCGTAGGGGATCTGCGCGGGAACAATGCCGGTGTTAAAAATCGCCATGACTTAGACTTCCTTTATCGGCGTGTTGCCGCTCTGCGGCGTTTGGTCAGTTCGTCAATCTCGGCGTGTGCCTGCTTCGCGGCCCACTCTGCCGGGTTCTTCCAGAGTTCCTTCAGATCATCATCGGTCGGCATCCGGGTGGAGCTGCCCGCAGCACCCTCATTGATCGCGTCCGCACTCGCAGGCGCCGATTGGTGCAGCATCTCGACGAACTGCATCGCCGCATCCCAGTCGTAGATCTTCTTCTCCACCACGACCTTCTCGACTTCGGCCGGATCAAGCCCGCGATCGCGCGCCTGCGCGTGCTTCCTCTCCAGTTCAATACGCGCGTTCTGCTGGATCATCTCCTGCTCGATCTTCTCGATCTGCTTGGCGTTCTTCTCGTTGGATTTCTCCACCAAATCGGCCGTCGCGAGTTCAGGGAAGTTGTAGGTGGCAGGATCCATCTTCTTCAAGAGGCGCTTGAAGGACTCGGCCTCGCTGCTGGAGAGCAGGCGGTGCGAGGCGGTCGCCAGATTCTTCAACTGCTCAGGCGTCAGGTTCTCCAAGCTAGCCATGACTTGCTTCCTCGTCGACCGCTTCGACATCGCGCCATTCCGGCTTGTTCGCGGTGAGATCGTGCGGAATATGCAGTTGCTGCAGGATGAGCGCTGGGGCGGATTTCTTTCCGTCCCCTTCCGACTTGCTGCGCTTGACGAAGCGCAGATGCGGCGTCGGGTTATGAGTCTGCTCGCTCAACTGTTTTCCCCGGTGACCGTCGGCTCCTTGCGGATCGTGGATCCGGGCGTCTTCACGGCGAACGTGGACTCATCAAACCCTTCCGGATTCAGACTGTTGAATCCGCCCATGCCGAGCCGCGCAGTGCGCGGGGGATTGTGGATGTTGCCCTTGGTGAGCGAATCATCCGTCGGCTGGCGTATCGTGAGGTTTTCTTGCGGTCCCAAATAACGGTTGCTACCCATGATCCTCTCCTACTGAAGCATCGGTGGCGGTGCGCCACCTGCAGGTGCGCCGCCGGGAGGCGCTCCGGGGGGTGCCCCGCCACCGGGGGCCGGCGCCTTGCCGGGGCCTGACTGGTTTTGCATCGCCATCATCAATTCGGCCGGCATGATCTGCTTGCTCTCTTCCTCAGACTTGCCGAATGAGTTACCCAAGGTGCTGAGCGCTTTGAGGATGGCCTTGCCCTCGGCACTGCCGACGCCGACATCGAGCATCGCGAGGGTGAGAATGTGCTGCGCGACCATGACTTTGGCTTTGCCACTCGCCTGGTTGCCGGCCGCTTTCTGCGGCGTGAGCATCGGGGAGGCGGACGGCCCGCCCGCAGCAGGCGGCGTCGCACCGGGGGGTGCTGCGCCTGTCGGGGGTGCTCCTGGCGGCATCGGGCCGGGAAGTGCTGGCATCTTGGGGCAAGCAGTGTAGGCAAGGTAACCAAGGAATTGTCAAATCTGCACACCCACCATAAGAAAGGCCCCGGACGGGAGGGCGCCGGGGCCTTGAGTGAGATTTCCAGGGATTGCCGGTCTTACCGGCTCGATTCTACTTCCGTCCTCGATAGCGCTTTCGGCGGGCCATAATGCCTCTCCTTGTGTTGACGGTCAGTTCGCCTATGAATCACTTCTTGCCGCGCAACTCGGAGACTTTGCCGGTTTCCCGCGCCAGTTTCTCCTGAGCCGCCGCGGCGCGTGCTTCAGCCGGTTCGATCTTAGTCTTCAGTCTCATCTTCAGCAAATCCTTCATCTGCACCGGCAGCATGTCGATCAGGGTCTCACGATCGATCGCGTGGGCCTTGAAGAGCTCGAACGCCAGTTGCACCAGATCCTGCATGAAGAGCGGTGAGTTGGAGTGCGCGTCCACCTTCACCATGAACTCTTCGGTGAACTGCTTTGCGACAAAGATCAGCCCCTCTTTGGCTTCCCCCTGCGGGTCGGCGCGGTATTTCGCATCCGAGTACTTCTGCAGGATGCGCAGGTATAGGGTCGCCAATTCCTCCAGCGAATCCTCGACGATCAGCGCTCGTCGCTTGGCGCGCGAGGCGCCGACGCGCAGCAATTGACTTGCGTGTCCCTCGGAGCGCACGCCCTCTTCACCCTTGCCGGACATGATCGGGGTGGTGCCGTCGACCTCGTTGAACTGGGCGTCGATGAAATTCACTTCCGCGAAGATGTCCTCTGGAACCTTGACTTCCAGGCGGGCCATCTCATCCCCCGTCTGGCCGAGCACCAGACCGCCGGGGGTGTCCAGCGCATCCTGAATCTCATCGGCCGAGCCGAACTGGCCGACGCCAAACGAGGAGGGCGAGGCCTGCATCTCGAGCATGTGCTGGATCTGATCCCAGCGGACGTTGCGCATCATCTGCAGCGAGATCAGGCGCTCGACCAGGGACATGCCGAAGAAGAAATCGTGAATCGGAAAGGGGCAGACTTGGATCAGCGGCATCTGCTTCGGCAGGAACATGCGCTCCATTTCCCGGTCGTAGATCGGCAGGAACGGTTTCGCGACGGTGAAGACGCGATAGTCGCCGATGTCATCGTCGTAGATGTAGGCCTCGTACATCTGCACCATCGGCACCGCAATTTTGGGCGCATAAGTCATGCGCGGACCGATGGGCGTATTGATCTGGCCGGTGACCGCCGGCATCGCCGTGCTGGTGGTCACTACCCGCTCCATCGGGCCGACCGAGCTTTCGTTCTCCACCGCCGTCGGGATGGCCTGCTCCAGAATTTCATCGACGTTCTTGTACTGTGCGGTGACGAGTGCGCGGCGCAGTTGCGGCTGCGGAATCTTGTAGCAGTGAACCACTGCATCTTGATTGTCCAGACCGCAGTAATCCTCGCGCCACACCCCGACGTTATGCGGCTCCAGAATATCGGCAACAATGTGATCGTGATTCCAGCGGGGCTTTATGAACATCGAGCCGTACACCAGCGACCAGAGCAGCGAGTCGCCGTAGCGGATATCGGTATTGCTCGAATGCCAGTGATCGTTGATCGCTTCATTCAGTGCCGGGACTTTCAGCAGTTCCTCTTCCGGCACCGAACGGGAGAGCTCGATCGAGAAGCGCGTGGTGTCCTGCGCGTACAGGAAGGAGACCACCTGATCCAGGTGCGACCAGATCTTGTTGACCGTGCCAAAGATGTTATCCGCTGGATCGGCCGATTGCTCGCGTCCGTAGAGATAGTACTGCTTGAGGTTCCGGTACGTGGCGATCCGGTCCTCTCGAGTATGCAGGCACTGCTTGACGACATCCTCGACGAAGACCTTGCGATCCCGGCCCTCGTTCTCTTTCTCCGACGGAATCTTCACGCTCACTCTCCCGAGTAGTGTCCGTGGATGACGGTCTTCGCAAGCGCGTTATCAAAGATGGCCGCGCCCTCGGTGCGCCCAGGCATCTTGATCTTCGCCGCCGACGTCGGCGTAAATCCCAGCGATTCGGCCGACACCTTGGGGATGTCTGGATTGGGCTGGCCCGAGAATCCCGGCGCGGCATGCGGCACCTCGCCCCAGCGCGGCTTGTTCAGATCATCCGTCTTCGCCATGCGCTGCAGCACCGACTCGCCGGACTTGACATCGTTTTTCAGGTCCGTGAGACCGAAGTTCGCGGCCGTTTCCCTGAAGATGCCGTCGATGATCTTCATATTCTTGCGCCGGTAGGCCGGCGCGGTGCGGATCTCCTGCTTGACGAAGATGCCGTTCTTGCAGTGCTTGCAGATCCCCTCGACTGCCTCGAAAGGTCCGTGTGCAGCACAGCGCCATTCCTTAAGCACCGCCATCGGGTATCACCTCAATCAGTCGTACGTCAGTTGGCACCCGCAGGCGTAGGTCTCGGCGCTCGCAGCCGGCACGTAAACATACCGCAACAGAGTACCCGCGCTCGCGCAGCACCTCAAAGGTCACTGCCTCGAATTGCAGCGGTTGCTGACACTTCTCGCAGCGGTAATAGTTATTGCAATCAAGGATTACGTTCATAGTCCCTTCGCCCTCGCCGCCGCCACCTTCTCGCGCCACGTCTGCCGCCCGCGGTAGGCCACCTTCTTCGGCGGCGGCGCGCCGCTCGCCGGTCCCAATCCTATGCTAGTGAAGTACTCGCGCGCTATTTTCTCCACCGGATTGCGCGGCGCCTCGATCCCTTCACCCGTCTTCTCGTCCTTGTCGTACAGCACCCGCTCAGCCAGCAGTTGCGAGCGCATCTGATCGTTCCAGCACATGATGGCAAGCCCCGTGCCGATCACCCGGTCATCGTGCTTGCCGTTGCGGGCGTGCGGTGCGTCCCCGCCGTCGCGCACGATGTCGCGCATCTCCTCGACCAGATCGAGCGATCGGATCACCAGAATGTCGCGTTCGTGGTAATCGCGCACCGAATTCATCATGCGCTCTTTGATCTCGTAGTTGGTCTTGGTGTGGATGGCAGAGGGTTTGTTAAAGGTATCAATTTTCTTATACAGGTAGTGACGCATGTAACGCAGCACCTGGCGTACGCCGTCGGCCTCCGCGATATGCGATGCGGCCTGCCGGCGCAGGTTCTGCAGTTCGGAGAGCACCTGCATGCCGGGACCATTGACTTCCAAGTTGGTGTTGGTCTTGCCGTAATAACCGGCCAGATACGCCATGATCCACGCGCAGGAGTGCGTGGAGATCGTGGGATCGGCGAACTCCGCCACCTGCTCGATGCGGTTGTACCAGACGCGGTAGACCTCGATCACGTTGTTGTCCGCCGTGTCCGAACTGCCGTACGAGGGGTCGCAGCCCAGTACGTATTGCGCGCCCGTCACGGGTTCCGCCCAGATCTTCAGCGTCGCCTTGTGCGGCCTTGAGTCCACCACTCTCATGTGCCAGAACTCCCGCCCAGTCTCGATGCGGTAGCACTTGGGATGGGCCACTTCGCGCGCGGTCTTCAGCGCCTGCGTGATCGACATATTCCTGAAGAAGGTCGAGCCGGTCGCGACAAAGGCCATGTCCTCGGTGTGCGGATAGTCGGCCCGCATCTTCGCCTCGTCCGTCACCTCTTCGGCCTGCATGTAGCGATACCACGCCCACTGACACTCATCGATTTCACCGCCGTAGAGCTTGGCGACCTCGCGCGTGATGGCCCGCTCATCCGCCGTCAATTTGCCGCCATACCGCTCGCACAGATCCGAGCCTTCCTTGAGCCTGTACAGATCGTGCATCCACCAGGTGATGAAGATGCAGCGCTTGGTCGAGGACTCCTTCGCTTCGGCCCACATGCGTTCGAAATCGTTGAAGCCGTTGGCGGTGGACTCGAAGTGATAGAAGCGGTTCGGGTTGTGTTTGGCGAAGGATGACTTCAGCGACTCGATGCCGCAGTTGGGCGCGTAGTAGGCCACCTCTGTCGCATGACACAGAGACAGCGCACCCGAGCGGCCGAGCGTGGATTCGCCGCTTTTCGCCTTGATGCCTGCGACTTCATAGGATAGGACCGAGCCATTCTTCAGCACCAGTTGGTTGCGGTTGTCGTCCATCACCTCGCGCTGCCATTCCTCTGCCAGTCCCGCGCGGTAGAGCTCGAGGATCGTGCGGAACTTGTCGCGAGCCTGTCCAGTGTGCGTAATCAGCGCCGCACTCGTACCCGTGTACTTGTTGATGAAGTACAAATCCAGCGCGAGAGTGATCGACGAAATGCCGATCTGGCGGCACTTCAGCGTCAGGAACTCTCGAATGCCATCCTTGAATCCAGCCTCGATCTGCTCCATCAGCACGTTCTGCGCGCGAAACGGATTATCCCCCAAGGAGATCAGGCCGAACTCCTTGGTGTTGATGCGCAGATCGCGCGTGAAGCGGTGGAATTCAGTGGCGTCGAAGCTCATGGCATCGGTGGCACGACGGGCATGCCGGTATTCGGGTAATTCTGTAGCGGCCCGCTCGAGACCACAAGATTCACGCTCTGCCAGGGCGAGAGCGGACCCCCCGCCACGGGGGACTGACTGATCACGTAGGAAGGGGCGACCGAATTACTCAACTGCCAGGTCACCGTGCCGACGCAGCACTCGGCGGCGAGCAGTGCCTGCTCGGCGAAGATGATGTGCTTGCCGACCACGTTCGGAATGTTGGTCGTGATGAGAGGATTCGGCGGACCCAAACTGACCGTCAACTGCACCGTGGAACCGGGCGAGATCGGCGTGCCGCTCGGAGGATTGATCGAGATCACATAACCGTCGGGCACGGTGCTCGAATAGGCGTAGATGTAGACTGGATTGACCGGGCAGTTGGCGGCACTGAGTGTCTCCACTGCCTGCAGGATCGTCAGGAAACCTGCCAAGACCACCGGCATCATGATCTGCGGACTCGCGGTCGTGCCCTGCGGCGCGTTGGTGGAATCCGTGGCATTGACCGTGAAGAGATAGGTTCCCAGCGTCGTGGGCGTGCCGGAAATGACCCCGGCGCCGCTCAGACTCAGCCCCGGAGGCATCGTGCCGCTCGCGAGCGTGAAGGTCAGCACGTCCCCTTCAGGGGAGGAGGCGTAGGGAAAGCCCGCCAGATTGATCGGCGTCATCGCCTGACTGACGGCGAGCCCGAACGGGAAAGTGGGCACGCCATACCAGACCGGGGCCACCTCGTTGATCCACGCCTTGGCAAAGCCGGTCGGGAAGTTCGACGGATCGATCGCGTTGCCGAGCACACGATAGATCGCGTAGTTCAGTTCCTGCCGCGAGGCATCCCCACCGGCAAACAGCACCACGGTGCCGTCCCCATTGACGGTGTTGAGATATCCAGAGGGCGAGGAGGCGATGCTATCGATCACCACGTCCCCGATTTGCACGGGCGGCACCGATCCTTGTTGAAACGAGTAGGTGCCGGGACCGCCAGAGAAGATGCTGGTCTGATCGGTGTACTGATAGCCGCTCGCGGGCGGGTCGGGCAGGCCGGTGTAGGCGGCAAATCCTTCGGCGATAACACTCGCCGCCGATTGTCCGAACCCCTGATCAATGACGCCAGCGCCGGACATGCTAGGTGGTACGGCTCAACTGCGTCGGATTGCTCGCCGAGTCGTAGGTGCCGGTCGCCGCCGTGGTCGCGCCATCTTCTTTCAGCACCGTGAAAGCGGTGCCGCTGCGCTGACGGTTCCACAGGGTTTGCAGCATCAGACGCAGGATCGCGGCGAAGCTGGATTGCCCGGTCTTGCTCGCATACGCTTCCGAAGTCTCGGTCAGTCCCATGTCAGTCACGTAGGGATCGACCGCCGTCAGCGGGATTACGAGATCGGTCTGCGCAAGATTTAGTCCCGCCACCGCCGGGATGCAGATGCCGAGTGTTTTGGCATTCGCCACCGAGAAGCGCGCATTGAGCAGTTGAATCTCGTACCAGCCGGGTAAATTCGTGTCATCGATTTTCTGGAATCTACAGTTATTCGCAGATGGTGCCGCGTAGGTGCCGATGGTGGCGATCGTCTGGATCGTGCCGCCCGCCTGCGTGTAGTTGATCGGGGCGGACTCGGTGTCGGCGATCGTGGAAATGATGAGGCCCGCGCTGCTGTTGACCAGCGCGGTGATGCCCTTGTTGTTCGGGATGGTCTGCGAACTATCGTTGAGCTTCACCCGCACGATGACGCTGCCCTGACCGTTTTTGTACCAGTAACCGCTCATGCTGCTGCCCTCAATGAGTTCCAGACTTTCTGCCGATCACGCCAGCGTCGCACCTCGCGCATGTCGCGGGCAATCGACATCCTTCCGCTCATGCCCGCGTCCATCCCGCCTTCCAGCCCGCCGCCGCTGGCCGGAATCAGCGTCGCGCCCTTCAGGTCCACGATCGCAGCCGACCACGGATTGGTGCCCGAGGTGACGCCATAGGCCGCGTTCTGGGCGCTCGCGCTGGTCAGTATCTGGTAGTCGCAGGAACCGACCCAGAAATTAGGCGAACCGCCCACCACGTTGACAAAGGCGTTGGTGAACGTGCCCGTTCCCGTCGTGGGCGGATGCGTGAAACTATCGGAGGCCGAACCGGAATTATCCGACATCGCCGCGAGCACCAGCGAGGAGGCCACGGTCGGCGTGATCGAGCCGGTCGTGGGCGTACTGCTGCCGGTGTTGCTGTTGCTGTTGGTCTGATCCACCGGACTGGACCCCGCCAGTCCGGTCACATAGGCCGCGCCAACCTTCCCCGCCACATTGCTCGATGAGCCGCCGCTGGTCACGGTGATCGTGTGCGTGCCGGCGGAGGCTGCGAGCAGGAACCACCACTCGGATTGCCAAGTCTGATTGCTTCCCGTGAAAAAATCCTTCACCACCGCCGAGCTATACGACGCACCGTCGTTCACGCTGTTGCCGAACGGCCCGCTCGATTGCTGCACGAATGCGGAAATCCCAACAATGATCGCGGCATTGGCCGGCACCGAGGCGAGTGAGATCACCGCCGTGTTACCAGCCGTACCAATACCGGGAAAGTTCGCCGTCGAAAACGCGCTGACCGCAATCGTCACAGATTCCTGCCCCAGCGCAAGCGGCACCAGATCGAATGTGCGAATCTCGCCGCCGCCAGTTCCCCACGAGAGGCGATCTCGGCGTACTGCGCCAAGGGCACACTCACGCGGCGCAGTTCCGCCCCCGTCTGCAGATGCTTGGCAACGAAGTGCTTGTGCGTGCCGTCGCTCACTTCTTCAAAGGCGAAGTCCAGTTCGGCGGATTCGGCTTCATCGCGCGCGACCTCATCATCACTGCGTGTGTCGTGTGCGGCTCTCATGGATAGGTACTCGGTTTGGTGGCCACGGTCCCGCCGATCCCCGCCAGCGCGCTCTCGATCGAGTTCCACGGTGAATTGGGC